ACATACTACGAGTGGTGTAATCGCTCGGACACATTCTCACAGGCGGTAGAACAGGCTAAAGAGGCACTAAAGGACAGGTGGGAGGACGAGATCAATAAGCAGGTTTTTGAGGATCGCGACCCTATTGTGCTAAACAAGTTTGCGCCGATGGTATTAAAGGATCGTGGATATGCGGACGTGAAGGACGTGAACCTTACAAGTAACAACACGAACGACAACAACGTGGTGATTACTGTGGTTGATGGTGGAGCGGTTGATGAGTATGACGATTATGAGTCGGCCTTGGATGATAAACAGGAGACAGGAATTGAGCGATAACGTTAACTACCCACAACACTATACTTCACACCCGTCTGGCGTGGAATGTATCGAAATTACAGAGCATATGAGCTTCTGTGTAGGAAACGCTGTTAAGTATCTCTGGCGTGCCGACTTAAAACACAAGGGAGATGGTGGTATTGAGGATCTTAGAAAGGCCAGATTCTATATTGAGAGGGAGATCAACAACCGAATGAACTCAGCTTATGACGAAAGGTTTGATGATGGATTGGATGACGTGTTTGACAAGGTAGAGGCTAGGTAAGCATGACGAGATCGCTTTACAAAATCACCGAGCCATCAGTAATCAGCTTCAGTGGAGGGAGAACGTCTGCCTATATGCTACACAAGATACTTGAGGCGCATGATGGTAAATTGCCTGAGTTCGCCAAGGTTTGTTTTGCGAATACTGGTAAAGAAATGCCTGAAACATTGGATTTCGTTAGAGATTGTGGTGAGAAGTGGGGCGTTGATATTGTCTGGCTGGAAAGGTTCGCAAGAGAGGCGAGAGAGGACGAGAAAAACAAATACGTTTATGAAACCCGACTTGTTGATTATGAATCAGCCAGCAGAAATGGCGAGCCGTTTAGTGCGTTGGTCAAGGCAAGACGATATGCCCCAAATCCAGTGGCGAGATTTTGTACTGTGGATTTAAAGATAAAGGCTATCAAAGAGTATTTAATTGATTCGTGTGGTTTTGAAACACCTTATGTTGCTTATATCGGTATTCGTGGTGACGAGCCAAGACGGGCGGTCAAAATGAATGGCACAGTGGAGTCAGGACAAGAGAGATATTTACCATTGTATTTGGACGGGGTGACAGCGCAAGACGTTTGTGATTTTTGGAACGCACAGGATTTTGATTTAGATTTGCCCAACAACAACGGGGTTACCGACTGGGGTAATTGTGATTTGTGTTTTCTAAAAGGATATGGCAAGAAACAAAGCATTATCCAAGCAAGACCAGATTTAGCTGATTGGTGGATTGAAACCGAGGAGTCGTTGAGTACCGATGTTGGCAAGGCGGCTTTTTTTAGGAAGGACTCACCAAGCTACGCACAGATGAAACAAATAGCGATAGAGCAAACTCCAATGTTTGGATTTGACGACACAACCATTCCTTGTTTTTGTGGTGATTAGATGAAAGTTGATTTAAAGATCACCAAGAAGTTTCAGCCGTTCCTGGAGCCACAGCGCTATAAAGTGGTTTTTGGGGGCAGGGGCAGTGGAAAGTCCTGGTCCATCGCACAGATGCTTGTGCTTAAAGCCTGGCAGAAGCCCGTGAGGATACTGTGTGCGCGTGAAATACAGAGATCTATATCAGACTCAGTCTTACAGTTGTTGGCCGACACAATCGAGCGTATGGGCCTGGGCGAATACTTTGATGTACAAAAGACTCAGATCGTTGGGACCAATGGCTCTCGCTTTATTTTTGAGGGCATGAGATCCAATATAACCAAAGTTAAATCGATGGAAGGATTGGACATTGCCTGGGTTGAGGAGGCCGAGTCAGTGACCTACTCATCGTGGGAAACCCTGGTGCCGACCTTGAGAAAGAAAGGCTCAGAGATCTGGGTCTCGTTTAACCCGAACGACGAAATGGATGATACCTATCAGCGTTTCGTTGTTAATCCACCACCGGAGGCGTATGTTGAGAAAGTTAACTATTCAGACAATCCTTGGTTTCCTAGAGAACTGGAGAAAGAAAGGATCCATCTTAAACAAAAGAACGTCGATCTATATAACCATGTCTGGGAGGGCGAGGTCCTTTCTAACAGAGACGGCGCGTACTTTGCCAAGTTCATCAACGATGAGCAGATTATGGAGTTTGCTATCGAGCCTGGTGTACCTGTTGATACATATTTTGACTTGGGTATTAGTGATAGCACTGCAATTTGGTTTGTTCAGCGTGTTGGTCGGGAGATCCGTGTGGTCCATAGCTATGAAAATCAAGGCGAGGGTCTGGCGTTCTATGTGAACTACCTTCATGAGTTTAGAACAAAGCACCAGTGTGTGCTGGGTCAGCATTACGCGCCACATGATATCCAAGTGAGAGAGTTGGGTACTGGTAAGTCCAGGTTAGAGACAGCTCGCAAGTTAGGTATTAACTTCAGGGTTGTGCCGAGGCTATCGATCGAGGATGGTATTCACGCGGTGAGGGCGATACTACCTAAGTGTTATTTTCATAAGACCAACTGTAAGGATGGACTCCAGGCATTAAAGCGTTATCGCAAAGAGTTTGACGAGAAGAAGGGTGTGTACAAGCCACATCCACTCCATGATTGGTCCAGCCATTACGCTGATGCCTTCAGGTATTTTGCGATCGCCTATCGTGAGAACAGAGTTGAGCATGGTGCGATACAGCCAAGGGCCAACCTACAGTGGTTGAGTGCGTGATGGATTACTATGTTGTGTACAGGGATAGAAGTTCCCTACATTTTTGGGACGTATTTACGTCAAAAGGTTTTAGACATTGTTCTGCTATTTGGTGGGACGGGTTTAACTGGATTTCAATGGACCATATCGCATGTAATATCGAAGTTGGAATTATGCCATACGGCAAAAAAGACGATGTTGTTCAGATACTAAAGGACGAGGGCTTTATCGTTCAAAAGGTTAAGCAGAGCGACAACGAGAGATTTATTTTTAGGGGGTGGATGACGTGCGTAACTGTGGTGAAGCATCTTCTGGGGATAAGGGCAGCATGGGTGGTGACACCCAAACAATTATTTAATTATTTAGAAAGGAGAAAGCAATGAAACATCTATTACCCGTCTTTAACCGTGAGTGGTTTGAGGACAAGTTTAGTTTCCATTTTAGAAGCAAGTCTGTGACTACCACACCAGCCCAGCCCAAGAAGTCAGAGGCCGAGGTTAGGGCGGATGCCAACCGCAACAGAAGCCTAAGAGCGGAGCAGTATCAAGAAAAGAAAAACATGTCTGCCGGCAAGCGCCGCAGAAGGGGTCGTTCACTATTAACTTGGAAGAAGGACGAGAAAGGAATTTCAGACACACTGGGGTAAATTATGCCAAGCTATAAAAAGAACCAGGACGGTGTTGAGGCGATCATTAAGCGCTACAACGTCGCCAAACAACACAGATCGTCTTGGGAGTCACATTGGAAGGAGTGCTATGAGTATGCGTTACCGCAAAGGGAGATATTTAACACTCATGCTGAAGGTGCTAAGAAGAACACGAGGGTATATGACTCGACGGCGCTTATAGGCACACAAAGGTTTGCGTCTCGCTTACAGTCAACGCTAATCCCGCCATTCAAGAAGTGGGCGAAGTTATCGGCTGGCACGGCAATCCCTAAACAGTATGCTAACAAGATTGATAAACAACTAGAGCAGGTGACCGATACTTTGTTTTCGTATATCAACACATCCAACCTAGCAACGGAGGCCAACGAGGCCTTCTTAGATCTTGCTGTAGGTACAGGTGCTTTGTTGTTGGACGAGGGCGAGGGCGATGAATTGCTGAAGTTTAGTGCTGTGCCACTCAAGGAGTTGATTGTTGAGGATGGGCCACAGGGAACTATCGAGACAGTCTTTAGGGAACACGCCCACCCAGCAAGAAACATCAAGCAGGTGTGGAAGAAGGCCAAATGCTCTGAGAACGTCAAGTCTTTGCTTCAAGAAAAGCCAGACGAATTGGTTGAGCTGATCGAGGCGACAATCTACAACCACAAGAAGAAGGTTTACGAGTATGTGATCATCGAGGCAGCAACCAAGCACGTTGTGTTTGAGGACTACTTTGAGACATCACCCTGGATCGTCTTTAGATGGTCGAAGGTGGCAGGTGAGCGCTACGGTCGTGGACCAGTGATGACCGCATTGCCTGATATCAAAACGGCCAATGAGGTTGTTCGCTATGTTTTAAAGAATGCCGAGAAAGAGATAGCCGGCGTTTATAAGGCTGTGGACGACGGTGTGCTTAATCCTTGGACGATTAACATTCAACCTGGAGCTGTGGTACCTGTGGCAGCAGAGGGGTCTCTATCGCCTTTAGTGTCTGGTGGTAACTTTAACGTTTCTGAGTTGATCCTGGGTGATCTGCGTGACTCAATCAAGAAGGCGTTATTCCATGATCAGTTGGGGCCAGTATCTGGACCAACCAAGTCAGCGACAGAGGTTTCGATAAGACAACAAGAGTTAATGTCTGATATTGGCTCGTCGTTCGGTCGCCTACAGATGGAGTTTATCAATAAGCTAGTCAAGCGTGCTATCGATATCCTAACCAGGAACCAAAAGGTTGCGCCTATCAAGGTGGGCAATCAGGAGGTTGAGATCAAGGTTGTGTCACCACTAGCGCAACAACAAGACATGGACGAGGTCAACAAGATCGCCCAGTTTGTTCAGTTCGCTGGCATGGTAGGACCCGAGGCTTTAGAGATTGGTTTAGATCTTGAGGCTATTCCGGAGCATATCGCCAAACTGTTGGGTGTGGATCCAACGTTGGTACGTGATGCTGAAGAGAGGGCTGCGATAAAACAACAAATGCAACAACAGCAGGCGGAGGCACAGATGGCTGAAATGGCTATGAAGAACCCGCAGGCCGTTGAGCAGGTGGCGTCGCAACTTCAATGATGCGAAAACAGAAAGACTATGATGCAATGATCTCCAGGTTGTTCAAGACTCAAGACGGTAAAGAGATCTTAAAACATCTTGAGGATCGTTACATCAAGGCACCGGTATGTATTCCTGGCTCACCAGAGGGTCAGGGGTATTACCGTGAAGGGCAAAACAGCGTGATTCGCGCTATTCAGAACGCCATCGTTCGACAAGAACTTGGCGCGTACAAACAAGGAGACAACAATGAGTGAAGAGTCATTATTAAGTGATGCTCCCGTTGAGGAGACAACAACAGAGGAAACAACAGGAACTACCGAGGCAAGCACAGAAGCACCAGAGGGTTGGTTTCTTGCAGACGAGATCCAGGGTCAGGGTGACACACCTGAGTGGTTTAAGAACAACAAATACAAGACCGTGGCTGATCAGGCAAAGGCATACGCTGGCCTGGAGTCTAAGCTGGGTTCGTTTACCGGCGCACCAGAGGATGGCTACAAGATAGAAATGCCAGAGGGCGTAGAAGGTTCTTTTGCCGAGGACGATCCTTTGCTTGTTCAGTTCAACGAGTGGGCTAGTGAGGCGGGACTATCTCAGGAAGCACACAGCCAACTGTTGGGGGTCTATGTCAACAATATGGTGGAGAGCCAACCAAACATGGCGGACGAGATCAAAAAGATTGGTAAGGACGCACAACAAAGGCTTAACGATATTGGCGATTGGGCGAGGAACAATTTTAACGAGAGTGAGTATGGCTCTATTCAGCAAATAGCTACCACTGCTGATGGTTTTATGGTGTTAGAAAAGATGCGCTCGATGATGCGCGAAACACAAGTCTCTGCGCCAGACCACGCTAAACCGGTAAGCTCAATAAGCGAGGAAAAGCTGTACGAAATGGTGGCAGATCCGCGTTACGAAAGTTCGCCTTCGTTTAGAGCCGAGGTTGAGTCTAAGTTTAGAGATTACTTTGGATCTCAGCCGGCTAGTGAGGTTAGACAGTAGCGTCCATTGATACTTGTTTGGGGGTGTGGTTAGGAGCCTACCCCCTAATGGAATTAGCACTTAATAAAAACCATAAATGTTAAAATAACACACACGGACACTCTTATATCTAAGACCCGTATTGATAAGTTGAGGCGCTCTTATAAAGTGCTAGATTCAGCCCAATACGGACACCTGAATTGAAAGAAGAAAGTTTTTTTAATTTAGGAGAATAAAATGTCCGCAAGTTTAAGTTCTGCTGCAAGTAAGCAGTTTGATGCAGAGGTAAAGCACGCCTTTCAAGGTGCTGGCAAGCTAAGAGATACGGTGCGCGTTCGCACTGGTGTCGTTGGCGATACACACAACTTCCGTACAATGGGTAAAGGTTCAGCCGCTGCTCGTGGTACAAGTTCAGCCGATGTAACAGCAATGGGTGTAAGTCACTCAGTAGTTGCTGCTACTTTGGGCAACTATGTTGCGCCTGAGTACACCGACATCTTTGACGCTGTTGAGGTTAATTTTGACGAGCGCAGAGAGTTAGCGCAAACAATCGCTGGCGCTCTTGGTCGTAAGGTTGATCAATTGGTTATCGACGCTTTATCAGCAGGTACAACAATCGCTGATGGTGGTACAAACATGACTTTAGCTAAGATCACAGAGGCTTCTCGTGTTCTTTCTGATAACGGTGTACCTATGAGCGATCGTATTATGGCTTGCTCTCCACAGGCAATCGAGAAGATGATGAACGATTCTACTATCACATCTGCTGACTACAACGCATTGCGCGTTTTGATGGCTGGTGAGATCAACTCGTTCATGGGCTTCCAGTGGAAGATGATCGAAACTCGTACAGAGGGTGGTTTGGCTGTTGCCTCTAACATCCGTGACTGTTTCGCTTATCACAAGTCTGCTGTTGGTTTAGCGGTTGGCATTGACGTATCTACTGAAGTTAACTACGTACCTGAGAAGGTTTCTTGGTTATCACTAGGTAAGGTCAAGGCTGGTGCTGTAACTATCGACAACACTGGTGTTGTTAAAGTACAGATCGACGAGACTGCGTAACTAAGATAGGCCCCTGCCTCGGTGGGGGTCTTTTTTTTAAGGATTTTATGTCAGCAGTTAAAAACTACACAGCCATCGATCTAGCATCCAATGCCATGCTTTTGATTGGTGAAGAAACCATAGCATCCTTCACGGACGATTCAACGGCGGCATTAGTGGCCGCTAATTTATATGGGCCTACATTCGAGGCTCTATTGACCCAACATCCATGGAGATTTGCTTCCTCCAAGGCGACACTGTCGAGACTAACAGCAACACCCGTTAACCAGTGGGATTATGCCTACCAACTGCCAAGTGATTTCTTGGTGGCTCAACACGTTGATGCGGGCAACAACAACTACCAAATTTATGGCTCGAAGCTGTACAGTGATAAGACATCCATTGTGCTTGACTATACTTACAAGCCGGACGAGTCCCTTCTTCCAGCCTATTTTGCCGAAGTGTTAGAGTTTAAACTTGCCTCGGTTTTTGCGATTCCAATCACCGAGTCTGCGACCAAGGGAGAGTATTATGCTGCCCTGGCTAATAATGCGTTAACACGCGCAAGAACGATCGATTCTCAGGCAACCCCAACGATCACACCATCCGAGGGATCGCCGCTTATTAACGCGAGGT